GCACTGTGTTGAATTTCAAAACCACAGTGGAGGACCTTGGCTACAACAACATTGAATCAGCAGTGCAGGCAGCACGTGATGTGCAATTGGTCAACTTTGACTTTGACAAACACAATAACGATAACTTTGCTGCCTATGGCCGACTGTTCAATGCACTGAGTCGTCGCGGCGTTGCAGTGGACTGGCAGTGCCCTGCTCTTGAGTGTGAATCTGTGCGGCATGTTGATTCACCGGTGTTGTGGACAGCAGGATGTAGCATGACCGAAGCTCTGGATGTTGAACTCCATGAGAAATGGCGCAACCGGTTGGCACTGGCTCTGGACATGTCGTCGATCAATCTTGCTCGCGGTGGCACCAGTGTTTGGTGGAGTGCGGATCAAATCATGACCGCAGATCTGCGGCCCGGCGATATTGTGATCTGGGGACTTACCAATGTTGGTAGAGTCGACTATGCTCAAGACTGGCAAATGCAGTGTGAAACTGTCAACACCTATACTGGACTGGATCGCGATCGTAGGTATTGGAACATTGACTACTTTGAAAGCGAAACACAGACCTTATTTTGCCTGCGTAGTGTACAGCAGGTAATTAACTTCTGCAACAAACTGGGTGTCACACTTTATCTAGTGAACCTATTGGACATAAACTGGATGTCGGCACTGCTGAAACAGTATCCAAGATTTATAGACTTGGTTGATGAGATAAAAAATTCAACTGCAGGTTTTGTTGATTATGCACAAGATGGAACACACCCAGGACCCAGGCAGCATCAAATTTATTTTGAACGTATTTTAAATTTTATTGAGGCAGACAAACATGGCTAAACCCTTTGACGTAAGCAAATTTAGAAAAGAAATTACCAAAAGCATTGATGGACTATCAATTGGCTTTAACGATCCCACTGACTGGATCTCTACCGGCAACTATGCACTGAACTATCTAATTTCCGGAGACTTCAACCGCGGAGTACCCCTGGGCAAAGTCACAGTGTTTGCTGGAGAATCAGGTGCAGGCAAGAGCTATATCTGCAGCGGCAATATCATCAAGAATGCACAAGAGCAAGGAATCTATGTGGTTTTGGTTGACAGTGAAAACGCACTTGATGAAGCCTGGTTGCATGCACTAGGCGTAAGCACAGACGAAAGCAAACTGCTCAAACTCAGCATGGCCATGATTGACGATGTGGCCAAAACCATCAGCACATTCATGGCAGAATACAAGGCCTTGCCCGACGGCGAACGCCCCAAGGTTCTGTTTGTGATTGACAGCCTGGGCATGCTGCTGACACCCACAGACATCAATCAGTTTGACTCGGGTGATCTCAAAGGCGATCTAGGTCGCAAACCCAAAGCCCTGACAGCTCTGGTTCGTAACTGTGTCAACATGTTTGGTAGCTACAATGTGGGCCTGGTGTGTACCAATCACACTTACGCAAGTCAAGACATGTTTGATCCTGATGACAAGATCTCAGGCGGCCAAGGTTTTATCTATGCCAGCTCTATTGTGGTGGCCATGAAGAAACTCAAGCTCAAAGAGGACGAAGATGGCAACAAGATTTCAGATGTCATGGGTATTCGTAGTGCCTGCAAGGTCATGAAAACTCGTTATGCCAAGCCCTTTGAAGGTGTGCAGGTCAAGATTCCCTATGAAACAGGCATGAATCCCTACAGTGGCCTTGTTGACTTGGCTGAGAAAAAAGGCCTGCTCAAGAAAGATGGTAATCGTCTGGCATTTACTACCACAGATGGCGAAGTTATCAAACAGTTCCGCAAGGCCTGGGAAAGCAACGAAGACGGTTGCCTTGATAAATTAATGGCAGACTTTGCCAACATCAAAGACCACACAGTAACACCAGACACAGAGGAGGCGTAATGATTGACGTTTTGGTAACAGATCTTTGGGATGAACTAAAACACTTAATTCCAGCAGTGGATCGGTCCGAAGCAGCAGAAATAGTGGTCAGCACCATGATTGACAATGACTGTGACCCAGATGACATTCGTGACGCTTTCAAAGGCGATGCTGACATCAAACGAGCTTTAGCTGCGTATCTTGATCAACAGGAAGACGAAGAAGAATACGATGACGAACCCGATTGGGACGAGTGACGTAGACCCAAAATTCTATTGCAGTCAAAAATTTTGGTGGCTCAGTGTAGATCTTGACAAAAGTCAACTGCAGAGTTGCTGTTCAGCTGCTCCACAGCGTGTGAACTTTGATTGGTTACGCAGCAATTCAGGAAAACTTTTTAACACACCTGAATTGTTGGCTGAACGAGCAGCCATGCTCAATGGACTGCAAGTGGCCAGTTGTAACGGAACATGTTGGATACCAGAATCACAGGGCGTGGCCAGTCGTCGACTGACCATGAACAGTGATAAAGTAACACACACTGAGCTACACAGTGATCCTGAGATTCTCAACATCATGGTGGGCAAAGACTGCAACATGACCTGTAGTTACTGTTGCAAACACTATAGCACAGCCTGGATTAGAGAAGTACAACAACACGGTGACTATGACACTGTGCAAGGTCGTGATGATAGACTGATTCTGAATGATCGCGATCGTGTGCGACTGCATGTTAGCCAACGCGATCTTGACACTGCCAATCGTCGCTTGTTGATAAAAGAAATTGGCACTTTGGTACACAGTGGCAAACTGTGTGGTATCATGATATCAGGCGGAGAACCATTTTTGTACAACGATCTTGCGGATCTTTTGGCTCAAATGCCTTTTGCCATTCCTGTCACTGTGTGGACAGGCCTTGGAGTTGACAACAAGCGGTTGCAGCGCGATCTTGACACAGTGTCAATGTATCCCAACGTCAGTCTAGTGGTCAGTGCCGAAAACTGCGACAACTTATATGAGTTCAATCGCGCAGGCAACTCTTGGAAACGTTTTGAACAAAACATCGAGGCCATAGAGCAACGCCGTATCAGCTTCAGTTTCAACAGTGTACTCAGCAATGTCACAGTTTTTGGTTTGAAAAAATTCATTGACTGGGCTGGCATGGTGCCTGCGGCTTTTTCGTCCTGTACAGACCCTGACTATTTGGCGCTGCATGTCATGGATGATCAAAGCAAGCAGATCATTTTGGACTCAGTGGATCAATTACCGCCTGAGGCAAAAAACTTAATTCTACAATCTATCATGATCGAACCCACTCCAGTCCAAAAGCAAAATTGTCAAAACTACGTCAAGGAGTTTGCTCGTAGAAGACAGTTGAGACTTGACATATTCCCTGAAAGTTTTGTAAAATGGCTGGACCATGTGGTATAGCCGAATAGTTCAAGATTTATCATATATTCCTGATTTCATCGCTCACTATGAGCGTGAATTACAGGAGGCCAAACGCGACTGCAAGATCTCCGGCGTTCTGGAACATCGTATCAAAGAGCTGCCAGGCATCACCGAACAGAGATTCAATCAACTGCAGGAAATTGAAGCAGTGCTTGAATACCTCAACATCAGACTGCGCAAGATTCGCCGTACTCACTTTCAAAAATATCTTGAAGCCTATGCTCGAGCTCTCAGCGCTCGAGATGCTGAAAAGTATGTGGATGGCGAGGACGAAGTCATTGACATGGAAACCATTATCAACGAAGTTGCACTGATTCGCAACAAATGGTTAGGCGTGTTGAAAGGTCTTGACAGCAAACAGTGGCAAATGGGTCACATTGTGAGACTGCGCACAGCCGGCATGGAAGACGTCACACTATGAAGCCAGGCAAACAATTATTGTATGTGCCTAAAACATACAACAGTGTTGGTGGTCACAATCGCAGAGAAATGTTTATCAATGATTTGGTCAAACATTTTGGCTGGACACAGGGAGCAGAGATAGGTGTGCGCACAGGCAGAACCAGTTTTTATCTGCTGGATCAAAATCCTGCTCTCACAATGTGGGCAGCCGACAAAGACATTTCACAATTTTACAACAGCGCAGTTGCAAACCGTTACGGCGAACGATTGAAAGTTTTGCCAGGCACAAGTTGGATTGTGTCATGCAATGTTCCTGATCACAGTCTTGATTTTTATTTTATTGATGCTGGACACAGTTATAAATCTGTAGTTCGCGATATAGATGCTTGGAATCCCAAGCTCAAATCATCAGGATGGTTCATAGGACACGATATCAACTTTCCTGCAGTTCATCAAGCAGTGTCCGAACGTTTTCCTAATTTTGAAGTTGGGCCAGACAATGTATGGTTTGTGAGCCCAGACAAAAATTATGATATGCTAAAAAAATGTTTTTAGCGTAGAAATATACGTCTATAAATATCAACATGAAAATAGTGATTGTTACCGGGGGATTTGACCCCATTCATTCTGGCCATGTGCGATACCTACAGGCTGCTCGCGCTCTAGGTGATATTCTGGTAGTTGGGCTCAACAGTGATGATTGGTTGACACGCAAAAAAGGTCGTCCTTTCATGCCCTGGTCTGAACGCAGTGCAGTGCTGTCAGCCATGCAAGGTGTAGACTGGGTGATAGATTTTGACGACAGTGATGGCAGCTCCAAGGCTGCCATCCAACGTGTGCGTGAAAGATATCCAGCCTATCAGATTGTGTTTGCCAACGGCGGCGATAGAACTGCCAACAATATTCCTGAAATGGTATTTGATGATGTGGAGTTTGTGTTTGGAGTAGGCGGAGAAGACAAAGCCAACAGTAGCAGTTGGATTCTTCAGGACTGGAAGAGTCCGCGCACTGATCGCACCTGGGGCTATTATAGAGTGTTACATGAAGTTGGTTCAGAAACCAAACTCAAAGAACTCACAGTGGAGCCGGGACAACATCTCAGCATGCAACGTCATGATCAGCGAGCAGAGTTTTGGTTCGTGGCCGAAGGCGAAGCCACGGTGTACACCCTCAATCGTGCCACTGACATAGAGCCCAAATGCAAACTTGTGGTGCATCAGCACTGCTGGATCAATCGCAATGAATGGCATCAACTGTGCAACGAAACTAATCAGCCATTGAAACTGATTGAAATACAGTTTGGTGACAACTGTATAGAAAATGACATAGAACGCCGATGACCCATTATGGCCAATCCCTGGAGTGATCGTTGGAGTTTTGTTAAAACTTATATTCCTGACAATATAAGCATAATTGATTTTGGATGCGGTAACTGTGAAGTGCTTGAGCACGTCCGTCCGTCACAATATCTTGGTGTTGATATTGTGTATTCAGCAGACATTATAGCTGACATTTCTACGCCACTGGATTTTCAACAAAAATTTGATCTTGCTCTTGTATTAGGAGTGTTGGAGTATTTAGAAAATCCTGATCAGGCCTTGGACAATGCGGTTCGGGCTGCTGACAATTGTGTGATCTTGACTTTGCCAGTCAAGATCAAAAAGGAATGGCGTCGAGCATACACTGAGTCATCCATTGACACACTGTTGCATAAGTTCTACAGCAGTGTTAAACATCATCGACACGGCAGATACATATTATCAGTTTGTAAAAAATGAAACCAATTCCAATATTTGTAGGCTATGACCCAAGAGAAGCCATTGCGTATCATACCTGCGTCAACAGTATCATACGCAACAGTTCCGTTCCTGTGGCCATTGTTCCTGTAGCATTGAACCTGTTTCGAGACTACACAGAAACGCACACAGACGGCAGCAATCATTTTATCTACACAAGATTCTTGGTGCCCTATCTCATGGGCTGGCAAGGTTGGGCAATTTTTATTGATGGTGACATGATTGTGCGTGGTGACATAGCCGAGCTTTGGGATATGCAGAGCATGAGCAAGGATGTCATGGTGGTCAAACACGACTATAAAACCAAACGCCGAGAAAAATACCTTGGCAGTGTGAACGAAGATTATCCAAGAAAGAACTGGAGCAGTGTGATACTTTGGAATTGCAGCACCTATCCCAATCGCAAACTCACTCCAGAATTTGTACAACGATCCACAGGCAGTTTCCTGCATAGATTCTCATGGCTGGAAGATGATCGCATTGGTGAGCTAGCGCCAGAATGGAATTGGTTACCAGATGAATACGGAGCCAATCCAGATGCAAAACTGCTGCACTATACACTGGGTACACCGTGTTTTCACGAGTTCGCCGACACACCACAATCGGAAGAATGGCATAGAGAGCGCATCTATACCGAATATTGTCAACAGCACATGAAATGATATTCCTCAGCAAGGATGGGCAAGATACTTACATCAATACCCTAGCAGCCGGCATGGGCCGCAAGCCCACTGCCACACAGGATTTTGTCTATGAAGACAGTTTAGAACCCATAGTGTTGCGTGGCATACTCAAGCACAAGATCATGCAACGTTGTTGGAACGACGGAAGAACGTTCTATTATGTTGACACAGGATATTTTGGCAACGAAATCACAGCTCACAACCCTCATGGTTGGAAGCTATGGCATAGAATAGTCAAAAACAATCTACAACATCATGACTTGATTGCAAGATCCGAACATCGTTGGCATACTTATTTCTCTTACAAAAAATTTGCACCATGGCGTCGCCAGGGCCGCAGCATAATGATTGCTGCTCCGGATGAAAAACCTTGTAAATTTTACGGCATAGATCGTGACCAGTGGATAGCAGACACCAAACAACAGATAGCTATGTACACTGACAGACCCATAGTGGTACGTGAACGTGCTTCTCAGCGCAAACAGCGTACTCATGTCAATACTCTGCAGCAGGCCTTGGTAGAACAAGATGTGTTTGCCTTGGTAACTTTTAACAGTGTAGCCGCCACTGAAGCTATTTTCAATGGGATACCGGCGTTTGTGTTGGCTCCGGCCAATGCTGCCGCACCAGTGGCTTTGCAGGATCTCGCCCGGATTGAAACACCTTTCTACCCTGACGCAGATTTACTGACTCAGTGGGCCAGTCACCTGGCCTACGGACAGTTTCGTGTTGACGAAATGCGAAATGGTACGGTGTGGCAAATACTTCAGGAAACTGTATGACTATTCAATACATAGTGGTTAATCGCAAAGATTCCAACAACGTGGGCGACGTGGCCAGCAACCCTCTGCAATATTTTCTCGACAGCGATCAATATCAAACTGTGGATGCGGCCGACCTGTACAAGGAATCATATCCCACAGGTGTACCCATAATCCTTGGCGGTGGCGGTCTGTTTGGCAATCAGTTCATTGGTGACGCAGCACAGATGTTGTGCAACAGTCCTGATCGGTTGCAGCTGGAGCGTATGCACGAAGATGCATGGAGGTTGAGTGATTCACGCTATCAAGAAATGTGGAACAATTTCAATCAGCAGTATCATGGCTTGATTTCAAATTGCCTGGCCAACATTGAAAACAATCCAGCACTCAAACATGTGTGGGGAGCCGGGCACAATGGAGATCCAGTGTCCGATGCTGCAGATTTGCGTTACAGCAAAGCCTTGGCCAATTTT